ACCTCCATTGTTTGCTACTATTTTTAAATCTGAACCTCTGCCCTCAGTTTTTCTATGTCCTTTGTTTTTATTTTGTCCTCCCTCTCCTAAATTTCCACCTTTACCATAATAATCAGTTTCTTCTAATCGTTGTTCGTTATGATGACCTATTAATGATTTAGCACCTGTGGTTCTTGAGCCATCATTTGCTTTAACAGTTGTTGCATCACCGCTTCCCCATTTTGTACCAAAACTATTTATACTACTAGAGGGAATAGACCAATCCCAACCAACAACGCTTTTAGTTAATTGACCTCCTGTTCCTCCAATATAACCTGCACCTCCGCCACCTGCAACTGAAGCGTCATTCCAATATGGAGTTTTAGTGCTTTTACCTGTTTTGCCTGCATAGCTATAATTATAAATTCTAGTTGCTCCTCCTCCGCCTCCGCCTCCAAACAATCTACCGAAAGTATTATCTATGGTAGTATTTCCACATAATGTAATAGCGTCACCGCCATCTTCTCCTGCTTGTACATCACTAGATGAACCGCCTGCACTTAAGGTTTTTCTTACGCTTCCATATTCATTATTTTTAGAATTAACATATTTGGCAGTTATTGTTCCTGTTGCGTATGGACAATCTCCTCCATCTCCACCTTTACCCCATACAGTACCATTATTCACAATTTTTATTGTGCTACCTGCAGAAAAGTTTGAAGAACCATAAATAGCTCCATGACTTGTTGTTGTACTATAAACATTTACTCCTGAAGCTATATATAAAATTACTTCAACATCAATGCTAGGAGAACCTGCTTGAACATATAAATCAAAATCTGCTGTTGTAGTTTCTATATTTAAAACTATTTTTTCTTCATAAAACTTTTTCCAAACACCCGAATCATTATAATAGGCTTCCACAACTTTTCTCCAACCATCTGTACTACCTGCTGTATAATCCCATTGGTTAGATAACGTAATATTTGAGGCGTAAATATGTTGTCCGTCATTATTATTACCTGAAACATCTACAATAGGCTGATAACTTCCTGAAGCAACTCCGTCTTTTATAGGATAGTCGATTAATGTTGTTTGAACGCCTGATGGATACGTTGTTAATTTAAAAAAATCTAAACTGCCTGCATGAGCATTATATCTAGGAGTTGTTTCACGATGAGAAGTAAATCCATTAGTATTAATTTTGTCGTCCCAATAAGAATAAGAACCCATTAATCTACCGAATGAAGAAGCACCATAACCACTACCATGAAGTACAGAAGTTTTAACTGTACTTGTATCATTTGCATTTGAATAAAAAGGTACTGCTACAAAATTGCCGTCATCATTATCCATAGTTGCACTTATAGCACCTTGGTCATAACTAAATCTAAACGTATGCCAATTACCATCATACAAACCTCTAAACAATCTTCTTTGTCCACCGAATACTGTTGTTTGACTTACTGTTGTTGCATCTGTTAATATTATTTTTCTATGTCCGCTTGGGTCGTCTAATGGAGCAAAATGAATTGCTAACGTATCAGCAGGCTGACCTGCACTAGATAGTAATGGATATATTGCAAACACACTATCTCCAAAAACACCTTGCCTATCATGTTGTGTTGTAAAGATACAAGATAGTCCATTAGCATCATTTTGTGCATCTGCTTTATATCTAAATTCTAAATCGAATTTATTTCCTAATGTAAATGATGGTAAAAGAATAGAACTACCTTGTGGTGGATTTGTAAAATCAAATGTATCTATTCCTAAATTATTTATTATATGCGTTTTAAATGCTTCGTCATAATCTAATGGGTCATTTGAACCATCAAATTTTAATACAGGTGCAGATGGTGGAGATTTTACATACCACTCCTGTAATTTTTTAAAAGTTCCATTAACATTTAAATAAGCATTACTCATAATTAACTCGCTACAATAAAGTGCATATCTCCTGAAGTACCACCTGTTGGCACAGAAGTAGAAGATGTAATAGTTGCTTTCATTTTATAAAAATTTACTGCTCCATCTTGAACTTTATCTGTTGTTACTGAATTTGTTTTTAATTCTGTATCACTAATTAAATCAGTCAATCTTGCTGATGGAATTTTACCTGATGAATCTAAATCTGCTAATCCACTAGCTAATCCTCTTGAAGATAAAATGTCATTAATCATAGTAATTGCATTTAACAATTCTACTCTTGCTTGTGATGGGTCATCTGAGCCTTGGTCTAAATGTGTTTTACTTAATACTGTTGAAAAATCGGGAACTGCCATAATCTTAATATCCTTTCACGTTAATATAAAAAGAGACATCTCCGCCATACGAACCTGAACTCTTTTTGTAATTTATTGTTATTGTATTTGTTGCTTGGTTTATTGCTGTTACTTGTGCTGTTACTAAATCCATTGTAGAAGTAACCTGTACTCCCACAATGCTTGCAAAACTTTTTGTTGTTGTGTATGTAAAAGTTTCTGTATTATTTGTAGCAGTATCACTAGGAGTATCACTTATTAATTCAGTTTCTTCCATAGTTTCTCCATCAAATAATATAGATAAACTTTTTAAAATATTTTTTCCACCTGAAACAGAAGCGTAAATAGTTGCATATCTACCCTGTGTAAATTGACCGCTATCTACATAATTACTAGCTGTGCTAAAATCAGAAACACTTAAAAATCCTGTGTCATTTGCTCCTATTCTAATATCTAAAGTGCCATCTGCTACACCTGTAACTCTAGCAGTAAACTGTTTGCTTGAGGTTAAATCTATTGTATGTAAATATGTTAATGTATTTGGTGACCTATTCCAAGTTGTCCAATCTGACCAATCTATTCCATGCTCAACTGCACCATCAGTCGGCACCCAAATTCCTGTTGTTGTTTGACCACTACCTGTTGCTGTATGTTGGCTTATTATAATACCATTTGAATTAGATGTATTTCTGTCATATAAAACTGTTCCTGTTCCCTCTGAAAATCCATATTCAAAAACAATAATATCATTACTAACTAATTCTGCATGATAATATTTATCTGAATAAGTAGATATGTCTGAAGCACTATATCCAATAGTTATTGGATTCTCTGTAGTTACTACTGTTCTTGCTGATAAATTATCAGGGTCAATTCTATATAAAGTTCTTGAACTAGAATTTGGTGCTAAACTACTAGCTGTGTCATATTCTATTACTGTGTTATTATCTATTGTAAATGTAGGTGTATTATTAACTAAATCAGATGGGTCATATTCTACTGTAACTTTTGTTTTATTTCCTAATCCAAAAACATTACTTTTTAATACCCATTGTAAAGATTGTTGTGCATTAGCTGATGAATCTTCTCCCTCTAAATCAGATAAACCTATTGTTAGCAATACTCCTACAGAAGTGCTACTGTAATTATAAGCTGTTAATTTAAATGCAACATTATCTACAGTAGCAGGGTCAGGTGATACTGTTGGCTGATGAATGAGAACCTGTGTTCTTGGACTAGAATCCTGTTCGTATTCAATAGTCATACTAACTTTATTTAAAAAAGGATTAGGTAAACTTTCATTATTTCTTGCTCTTATATATGGATTGCCACCTAAACCAACGCTTGCTTCTGTATTAAATGTAGACCAATCTTTACTACTTGTTGGGTGTAATTCTGTTCCACTTACATAACCATTAGTTTTAGTGCCACTCCAACCAAGAAGATGAGGAAATACTGATTTAAAAATATTTATATTAGGGTCATCTTCTACTGTTCCTACAATAGTATTAGATATTGCGCTTTCATTTCCTGATTTATCTATCGCTTTTATAGAAAAATTATACGTTCCTTCTGATAATAATTTAGTTTCATAAGGATTTACTCTTAATATACCATTATGTATAGTGGTCATATCTTCCCATGTAGTAGTCGTTGTGCTATATTTTATAATATAACCATCTAGGTCTTTATCTGTTACTTCATTCCATCTAAATATTTGCTCAAAGAATCTATTAGTTTCAAAACTAAATCCGCTAACATTTTGAGGAGGTTCTGTTTTTCCAATTATTTCTACATTTTCTGCATAAGAATATTCTCCTGCTCCGCCTTGATTACCTAATGCACGAACTCTAAAATCATATTTAATTCCATCACTAACAGGCTGTATGTAATGTTCTTTTACAGGTGTTGTAAAATTAGTCCAAAATTCATCTGACTGACTCGTTAATTTATAGCCTACTTCATACGTTCTAATAAAACCATTTGTTGGCTCTGTCCAACTTAAAAAGGCTCTGCTTATAATACTTCCTTCACCTGTTTTAAGTAAATGTGTAGTACCACTTTTAACTGTAAAATTTAGAGGAATAGATGGTGTAAATCCTGCATTTAAATTAGTATCAGGCTCTACAGGAGGAGTATTTAAATCATAAGTATAAACAGAATCATCATATTCACTAGCTTGAAATGTTAAAGTATCGTCATTTACTATAGATATATTTGTAACTCTAAATGGTTTTTGAGTCCAACCTGCAATAGAATTTGTTATATTTACCACATCTCCTACCTCTACTTGTAATGCAGATAAGTTTGCTTTAAATTGAACACCCCAAGCCTGTCTGCTTTGTTTGAGGTGCATTTGTGCTAATATGTCTGCTCTTTGTGGCTGACTTACAAAATGTAAAGATAACTGTTGTTCATGTGTATAATTATTATCATCTTCTATAAAACTGTCAGAACTTGTAACCGCTAATGTTTCTATAAATCTATTATGAGAATTAAAATATCTAGCAACAACTTTGTTTGCTACCATTCTTTTTGTTCCACCTGTAATTGTCCAATCTCCAAGAATGTTACTTTCTGTAAACTCAAATGAAGCTGTTTCTAATTTATCTATTTTTAATTTATATTTACCTGCTGAAAAAACCAACATACCTCTCATGCTTGTTAAAATTTTATTCATATTATTCAAACAAGTATCATCAGTATTAACTACGCCATTACAAGTATATCTTTTTTGACTTCTTTCTGTTCCTGTAACATCTTTAACAGTAACTATTTCATCACAATAGTTAGCTTCTGTTTTAAAAGAATCTAAATCAATGTTTTCTAATGGTATTTTACAGCCATAAATCTCATTATTTAAATAATCTAACATGCATAAAGCAGGATTATCTGACCATGCAGTAGTCTCATCTCTAGGGTCATAAACTTTTTTTCCTTTTACATCACATAAAATATGAGGAACGCCTGATGGAAATATATCTCTGTCGTATTGAATTTTAGTTGCTATATATGCAACTTTATATCCTTTATGATTTTCGGTATATAAAGAACTTGCGCTTAATAAAGTAGATGGTTCTTGATTATCTGCTCCTGTCATTATTTCAAAATTAACTCTATTTGCTCTTTGATTTATTTGCTTTAATAACTGCTCATCAGTAGCAATTTTTGTAGTAGCAGTATATGTATATCTATCATCTGTATTATTTTCTAAAGCGTCGTGTAAAGATATAGTACTAGTTAAAGGAACATCATTAATATAAACAGCTTCTACTCCCTCAATTTCTCCTTCAGATAACACCATTGCTTGATATAGGTCTTTTGTAGAGTTTTCTAAATCTCTAAAAACCACAGAACCACCAACTGTTCTTCTACCATATATTACAGGTATAGGTGAAACAGAACTAATTTTATTTGCTTGTAT